TGCGATAATCGCCTTTTTGTGGAAACCAGCCTCAATAACTTTTAATTGTGATTTAACACGATTAAAGATGTGGTTTTTAATTGGTGCTAACGACACATCAAACCATTTGTAATTTGCTGCGTAACTTGTTACTGGTTTAGTCCAAATTCTATTATAGAATGGTAAAACATCCGAAACATATTCCTCATCTTTAAATGACATTAAAAATTCTTTATGTTTAGGTTCAACCGTTTTATAATTATCTGTAAATATTTCTTCATATCGAGACCAAACCGTTTCTTCAGGTTTAATATCTCTTTGTTTTTGTTCTCCTGTTTGTTGGTTAATTTCAGTTACCGTACCTCTAATATCAAAACCACAAAGATACATACTAAACTTATCTTTATGTTGTGACAATTTACTAATAGTCCCATCTAATAACTTTAAATCGTGTAAGTGAGAAGAACCACCTAACCAACCAAATCTTAATTTGTCTGAAGTTTCCGATTTAACATTAAATTGTCCTTCTTTTGGATTAATTGCGTTTGGTAAAATATATACATTTTTATTAAACTTAGAAATTTCTGTTGCAAACACCGATGTTGTTGTGGTAACATGACTTGCGGCTTTTAAATTTGCCATGATTTTTTCATGTAATTTCATTTGTAAGACCATTTGATGAACAGGGTGTTCTTTTGTTGGTAACCAATAATCATCCAAATCCATTATTGTTACGAGACCTAAAGAATTAAGTCTTTGGATTAGATTAACTGAATTATCATAGTCCTGACCAATAGTCCTATGGAAATGTACGATATCGTATTGTTTCCAATAGTTTATATCGTTAATTTTTGGTTCATAATCAATATCCACGTGAAAATCTTCAGAGTGGTTATTTTGTAACATTACGTGTGGGTCAATACTTCTAAACTTACCAACACCCGTCTTATCTGATGGTAATACTAATACTCTAATTTTGCTCATATAAAAACTATTTGTATTAATCATAACCATATTAAAACAAAAAATCCACCCCTATTAGGATGGATTTTAAATATAATATTATTTTAATTATGCTAGTTTTTTAACTTTAGTTACTCTACCAACAAATAGATGTTTTCCCACTTTAAATTGTATTACCTCATTTGAGTCTGTGGTTGATTCCACTAACATTCCAGCATCTTTTAATTCTTCTCTAACCACATCTCTTACCGTATCTCTTACAACGTCACGAATTATTGATTTCATTTCATTCATATTAATATTAGAACTAACGTTATTTGTTTTTACATTTTCAGTAATAGGTTTTTTTTGTTGTGTATTATTACTTGAATTCATATTCATTAGTCTTTGTGCCCCTTCTATAATGTCATTTGAAATTGTTGGTGATGATGAAGACGGTTGAATAATTGGTCTTTCAATCATTAATTGTTTAATTTCGTCAGGTAACTTTGAATTTTTAATTCTATCTGACTCAAGTGGTTTTGTTGCGTCGTATGACGATTTAGGTGTTGAATTTTCCTGTAAGTATTCTTGTGGTATGTTGTAATTTCCTTGTACGGGTTGAAACTCCTCAACTCTAGGTGAATTAATATGTCTTGAATCTATTGCCCCCCTTTGTATTCCTTCTGTTTTCTCCATTATTTTTTTGGATACTGCCAATCTTTGCATTAAGTCCTCTGCTGCTCCCATGTTATGTTATATTTTCTATATTATCGATATTTTCTATGTCATCTGTATTTGGTGTGTAATCAAATACGGCATTTAAAATAACTCTTTCCATTGACCTATCACCGTTAGGGTTATATTTAGGTCTAACTTCTGTAAAACTATCACCTTGTAAAGCATAAGTCAATATTTTATCTAATCTAAAAAGTCTCCATCCTGGAATTGGGTTACCATCAACCTTATTAGAGTGTGAAGACCCTTGTCTTTCCCAAGCCCTTAAAACCATATTACCGGCTTTACTAATTCCTAAGCAAACTGGCTCAACGTCACGATAACCTTTACCGTACTCGTCACCATCATAATTAATCGTGATAATATTCTTTTGTTTAATGCTACTTTGAACATTATCTAAAGCTGCCACTTCAGTAATTACTTTACTTAAACTCCTAACTAGTTTCATGTTACCGTGTAGTATGGGTTATTAGATGAGAATTTATTAACTTTTAAATCGTCTTTTCTTTCTGTAATGTCTGTTGATGTTCCCGCTTGTTGGTTATAAATATCTAAGTCACCACCAGTTCCTCTACCAATCTTATCACCATTTGCAATTGCATCAGGATGAACAGACGAATATGGGTCAGTAGGTTTAAAGTCATTTCTTGGGAAAAGTTTTTTTCTTTGTTCTTCAGCAATTTGTGATAACGCATTATCAGGTTGTGAAAAATCTAACTTGTCTGATTGATTTGCCATTTATATTATTTTTTTCATTAGTTTATTAATTTTATTAACATCCTCGTTAACTTTTAAATCATCTACGGTTGTTCCGTGTTTATCGTTTAAGTTAAAACTATTTTTTTCGTGTGAATCTAAAAATTGGTTTTGCATTCCTGTATCCATTTTTAATTTTTTTCCACTTAAATCGTTGTCTCTCCAAACCCTTAAAACCTCATCACACCATTGTTGCATTCTATCACCACCATTTAATATAAATGGAGCGTCTTCTTTATTTCCACCATAACTATCAAACCAACTTTTAATTCTTTTAATTTGTTGGTATGTTGCCTTTCTTGATTTTCTTAAATCTTGGTTTCTTTTATAACCCTCAACATTATTATCACCTTCAGTTGATCCAAAACAATCATTTAAGTGTTTAACCAATGAATCCGGTATGATTGCAATTCTATCGTATAGATTACTGTTCATCTTTTAACATCATTATTAATTCCCTAACGGTTATTCCATTTTCTTTTGCCATTTTTTTAATTGACTTAATATTTCTAACTAAAAGTGGATTAATATCTAATACTCTTTTCTTAATATTTTCTTGGTCGTTTGTTTCTTTATCAACTAATACGTCTTCGGCAATATCTTCACTTTCTTTTTCTTTAAGTATTGGTCTTCCAACAAATCCTTTTTTGTTTTTAAATTTAGATTTTTTATCTCTTTCGGGACTTTTACCAAATTCATCCTCAACTCTGTGTTCGGCGGATTCATCATCCATTTCTAATTCATCTTTGAAGTAATCAAGAGTTTCTTTAGCGTCCATATTTTTTGTATTCTTATATCCAAATGCTTTAGACATGTCTTCTTCTTTAACACGACCTTCACCATAATAACCGTACCACCCTCTCATCAACGGGTCTCTTGGATTTCTTGCTGCCGGTATGATTTGGTCCATAGTTTTTGTGCCCACACCCGTACTTGCCGGATCTAATATTGGGGTATTCGATGATAACCACGTACCATCCGCATCAACAAGTTCGGTGACTTCTTGTTCTTCCCCTTTTTTATTTTTTTTAGTTTTAGATAAGAATATGTTGTGAGACTTACATGGCATATATTTTCTATCGCCATCCTCATTGTGATAGTGAGAACCCGAACATCCCAAAGTTTTAGAAACCCTTTCCGCTCTTTCTTTTGTTGAATATTTATATGTTTTCATGCAGGCTTTACCTATAAATACCTTCATATAAAGTATTTATCTAAAAAAAGAATGCCAACTCAAAATTTAAATACATATTATTATCCAAAATACAAATCATTATTGAATTCAAGACAATATTTTGATTTGACTTTGGCTGCAGATGAAAGGGACTACGATGAAGAAGTTGTGTTTTCAAATGATATTATTGGTGTTAATGACGGAACCAGACTACCAATTAGTTTAGATTTAAACTTTACCGGATCCTCACCACAATTAACTATGGTTTTTAATAATTTTTATTCGGGGTCAACCTTAGTTTCAAAAAATTATTATAACCCAAATAATTTAGATTTAAGTTGTTATTCTGCATTTACAGGTGCTTGTGATGTTGGTTTAGTTGCCACAGACAATGGTTTATATACTGGTATGACCGGTGAAACTTTATATTATACTATGGGTATAAGGGACGATTATAAATTTCATCCACACTATTATGATAGAAGAATGAAACTTCATACGGTTACGGGTTATACTTTACCGCCAAATGAAGTGTTTTCCGGTAGACCAAAAAATGCAAAATATAATATAGTTTCTAAAAATGATGCAACGGTAGGGTATTATCAAGAACTTTATGGTGGGTTTTATCAAGGGTTTTATAAATTATTTGGTTATGACTATGAGGTTTTTCCTGAAAGAATGAATAAAGGTTGGACTATGGAAACGGTTATAAAACCAAGAATTTTTGATGAGTACGGTATAGATTACACAACTGAAGAATATTTAAACACAAGATATCCACAAAATGCCGGAACTTTCTTTTATTTTGGTACAAGAGCGGAAAACAAATATTATCATTTTGCCGATGGAAATCCAGAATCGGATAGTGGTTACACAAGAGCAACCACAGGACTTACAAGTTTACAAAGTTGTAAATGTTCAGACACTGGCGTCACTAACGCAAATTGTGTTACACTATATCCACAAAGTGCAACAACTGCAGTTCACCAAATTGGGTGTGGGTGTGGTACATGTACGGAACAAATACCTATACCACCATTAGACCCTAAATTTGACGTATTATCAAACGCGCTATCAATTAGATTTAGTGGGTGCGCTGCGGATCCAAGACTTTGTGTTAAAACTATAGTTATTACTGGTGATTGTGTTACCACAGGTTCATGTGGGACCACAGGGTTAACATTTCAAACAGGATATACGATAACTGAAGTTTGTAGCCCCCCAATTTATGAGGTATGTGATTATATATGTGATACTATTGCAGATGATAGGTGGGTAATGGTTACTGCGGTTTTTGAAAGATATACCACAATAGAGGAGTGTGATTTATTAAATTTAGGAGGATTAAACGATATTAGACAAGTTACGTACCAATCAATATTAAATAACACATCTTATAATTTAATAATGCCACCTGAAACACATTCGGGAGGAACAAAAGAAGATAAAGTTTATCGAGTGGTTTTTGATAGAAAATGGTTTGATGATGCTTGGTATAGAATGGGTAGATTAAAACTCTACATTAATGGATACTATTTTATGGTTATTGAAAATTTTGAAGAAATAATTCCAAGAGAATTAAATACCGAAAAGGAAAAACAAATTGGAGTACCTTTTAATATTTCTTGGGGTGGGGGAACTCAAGGGTTACATGACCATTTAATTTTTTCCGCATCAACATTACTTAATGGCCCATACAAACAAGACCCTGAATTGTTTCCAAACAATATTTTATCGGCAACAACGTTCTCTGGATTATCAACGGACATACTTTTAGAACAGAATTTTGGTGGTTCCTTTATGGGGGGGTTATCTCAATTTAGAATGTATACCGAAGCATTTAGTAGTCCACAAGTACAACATAATTTTAGAATATTAAAAGATAAATTTAATTTATTTAATTATTGGTGTCCAAATTGTTTAACACCGGTTACTACTAATGATTATATAGACCCTATTTACATAGACGACACTTATTTTGAATAAACTTTATATTTATATAATAAAAACATGCCATTAATTACTAGAATTGTCGCACCAGATAATAAGGGTGCAAAACTTACGTCCATTGAAATGGATAATAATTTATATTATTTACAAGCTTTGGGGGTGAGCGCGTTAACCTTTTCATCAAACACATTGACCATAACAAACCCAACAGGAGGGGTAAAAACCACAAATATTAATAATTTTACAGGATTAACGGTTAATGGTACCATATCTGCAACAACAATAAGTGGTACTACTTTATATGGTGACGGTTCTAACATAACTGGAGTATCAAAACAAGACACTTTTCTTACAGGTGGAACGTATTCGGCCGGCACATTAACATTAATAAACAATACAGGAGGAACTGTTTCCGTTAGTGGTTTTAGTAGTGGATTACCTTACACAATATATAAAGCGTTGGTTAGTTTAAATGGCACTACATTTACCGTAACTCAATTAGAAAACACAATAGGAGATGGTACTAATCTTAGTCCAAATGACATAGAGTGGAGTATTGCAAGTAATGGTGTTATTAGAGCCACTAAGACTGGTGCTTTTACATCTTCAAATATTCTAATTAGCGTGGAAAATATGTTTGCTAATGGTGTACCTTATATATGTATGGGAACAAAATCAGGACCTAGCAATAACTACTATATGCAAGTATATATTTATCCTTCCACTTTTGTTTTATCAAGTACACCAAACTTTACCAATTTACCTGTTGAAATAAGAATATATTAAATTAATTTAAATGGAATTTTTTATACAACAAAACTCAACATTACCAATAATTAAAATGGATGTGATTCTTGATGGTAAAACGGACGCAGGTAAAGATTTTTATAGTATTTTAGATAATGCAACTTTAAGATTTTCTATGGTTTGTGAGGATGACGGTATTCAAAAAATATTTATGAAAGAGGCCTACCTTACAGAAAAATATAGAAGAAATTTTGATTCACCAAGAGAATATTATATCTACTATAAATGGGTACAAAAAGACACAAATAAGAAAGGAAGGTTCGTAGGTCAATTTTTAGTTCAGTTGGAAGAGGGTGAGTTAGTATCCCCAATCGCAGAAAATCTTTATATCAATATCATTTGACATTTCACTATATAAATCGTATTTATTAGGTAAGGGAAATCACAAATCATTTGTGAGCATAATAACCCAAAACTAAAAAATATAAATATGGTACCACAAGAAGAAATTGAACGTTTTCTTTTAGGAGAAGATGATGAAAAATATATCGTTTCACTCGAATACGATTATAAAACCTCAAAAATATATAAAGTTATTCAGGACCCCGTTAAGGGAAAAATGTTACGTCCTGACACATTCATTCCGTTTGCTTGGGTTGGTGACTTGAAGGGTAAAAACTTTTACAAGAACGACAAACACGCACAAAAACGTGCGATGAGTGAAAATGGAATTCTTATTGAAAAATTAGAAGACCACGGAGACGAACGACTACAACAAGGATTAACCTATTTGGTTAAAACAACAAAGACGTATTCCAACCTTATAAACTTTTTTAAAGGTGGTGGTCTTGATCCGTGGGGTCGAGATAACTCAGATTGTATAACCATACTTTCTCCTGTTGAACAATATTTAATTCAAAAAAGTAAAAGACTATTTAAAGGGTTTGACGAATACGATGATATTCACAGATTTGTATTCGATATTGAGACCACGGGGTTAGACCCTAAGACCAGTAAAATGTTCTTAATTGGGATGAGAGATAATCGTGGTTTTCTAAAATTGTTATCTGCACAAAATGAAGATGAAGAAAGACAAATGATTGTTGAATTCTTTAGAACAATTGATGAGTTAAAGCCATCACTAATTGGGGGTTACAACTCAGCATTCTTTGACTTTCCTTACATTTTAAAAAGAGCTGAATTATTAAACTTAAATATTAAAAAAATATCAAAGACCTTACATCCCGATTATTCGTTAAAACAAAAAGACGGTATCTTAAAGTTGGCAAATGAAATGGAACCTTATGTTCAAACTCAAATGTGGGGATATAATATTGTAGATATTGCTCATGCGGTTCGTAGAGCGCAAGCGATTAACTCAGACATTAAGAGTTGGTCTTTGAAATATATTACCAAGTTTATTGAGGCAGAAAAGACAAGTCGTGTTTATGTGGAAGGGGATAAGATTGGTAAAATATATTTCGATAATGAAGATTATTATTTAAATCCTGAAAGTGGTGGGTTTAAAAAGGTTGGTATGCCAGGAACAGAAAATCTTATGGAAAGATTCCCTGGTAAGTTTTTAGAAGTAAAAGGTTCCAATATTATTGAACGATACTTGGACGATGACCTTTATGAGACGATGGTGGTTGATGAGCAATTTAATCAAGCAAACTTTTTATTGTCCAAACTTGTACCAACCACGTATGAAAGACTTTCAACGATGGGTACTGCAACTTTATGGAAAATGATTATGTGTTCATGGTCATACAAACATAAATTAGCAATACCTAAAAAATTAGAGAAAAGAAAGTTTACGGGTGGATTATCACGTTTGGTTCAAGTTGGGTACTCAAGAAACGTATTGAAACTTGACTACTCTTCACTATACCCATCTATTCAGTTAGTTCACGATGTATTTCCTAAATGTGATGTTACAGGAGCAATGAAGAGCATGTTAAAGTATTTTAGAGATACTCGTATCATGTATAAGAACTTAGCGGGTGAATTTAAAACGTCTGACCCTAAACTTGCAATTTCATACGATAGAAAACAATTACCAATTAAAATCTTTATTAACGCGTTCTTTGGTTCATTATCGGCTCCTCACGTATTTCCATGGGGAGATATTGATATGGGTGAACAAATTACCTGTACGGGTAGACAATACCTTCGACAGATGATTATGTACTTTATGAAAAGAGGTTACGTTCCATTAGTAATGGATACGGATGGGGTTAACTTTGAAACACCTCAAGAACGCGTCGAATACAAATATATCGGTAAAGGCCTTAATGGGTTAGTTAAGGAGGGTAAAGAATATGTTGGTTCGGAAGCCGATGTTGCAGAGTATAATGATTTATTTATGAGAAATGAAATGGGTCTTGATATTGATGGGGTATGGCCAGCAACGATTAATGTTGCTCGTAAAAACTACGCGCTTCTTACCGATAAAGGAAAAGTAAAATTAACAGGTAATTCAATTAAATCTAAAAAATTACAAACATATGTTGCAGAATTTTTAGACAAGGGTCTTAGGATGTTGCTTGATGGTAAGGGTTCTGAATTTTTAGATTTTTATTATGAGTATGTAAATAAAATCTTTTACAAAGAAATTCCATTATCTAAAATCGCAAACAAGGCTCGTGTTAAACAATCCTTAGAGGACTACAAAGTTCACATCACAAAGACAACAAAGTCTGGAAGTATGATGTCACGACAAGCACATATGGAATTATTATTACAAGCAAATAAAAGTCCGGGACTTGGAGATACCATTTTTTATGTTAACAACGGAGAAAGAAAATCACACGGAGATGTTCAAAAAAGAAAAGATTCTTTGGTGTTAAATTGTTATATGATTGATGAGAGGGAAATTGAAATGAATCCTGATTTGTTAGGTGAGTATAACGTACCAAGATATTTGGCGGCATTTAATAAAAGAATTGAGCCCTTGTTAGTTGTTTATAGTCCTGAAATTAGAGAAGATATTTTAATTGAAGACCCTAAAGACCAACCTATTTTTACAAAATCACAAACGGAACTTGTTAGAGGATACCCAATGAAAGAGTTTCACCAAGATACCCTTGAGGAGGTATTAACATTATCTGATACTGAAATATCGTTTTGGCAAAGTGTGGGTATCGACCCTTACTATATGTATATTGATGATACTTTATCTATGGTTAATACTGATTCTGTTGAAAGTAACAGAAAATTAATGTTAGAGGTGGTTAATAAAAATATTAAAGTGGATTCTGAAGAATTATATGAATTTGATGTTGATGGAGATTTAATGTCCCTTAGTTTTGACTAAGAGTTTTTCATACCATCTGAAGATAAAATATACCAAAAGTCTCCGATTTTTTTAAATTCAACACAAGCACCTTTATCTAATTCAATTTCATCAAATTCTTCGTCAATGAGTGAGTCAGCCTTAACGTTAACTCTTGTTAATGCTTTTATTACGATATGGTCGGTAGTCTTTGAATTTAAAAATAAATCACAAACATCAACAGTTTTTATAACAATTGTTGACTCTCCATTTGTTGAGTATGATTTATCGGTAACGATGGCATTATCAGACGTAATTATCTCATAACCGTTAATGATTCTTTTAGAGGGTAAGGATTTAAATATTGGCATAAAATTAAATTACGGTGTATGGGCTTTGGAAGGCTCTGAACTTTAATAATTTGTTTAAATTTTCAGCTTGTAAAGCCTTTTGTTCCATCATTTTTTCTGGTCTTAACCTTTCTAACCTAGTTTTAAGTTCTTCCCATAACATTGTTTTTTCATCTTTTGCTTCAGTCGCCAAAGAAGTATAGTCCAATGTTAACTCAGAATCAGGAGTTTTAAGATTACCACTAAACTTACCTCTAACTCTACTTAAAGTTTCTTTACAATATGCTGTAAACCATCTTCTAACCCAAGTTTGTGCGGGGGAATTAAGTTTATCCCATCTTAATTTATCTAATGGTATGTCCGAAGGTAACCTAACAACATCAGGATTTTTTGATAAACAATCTTCTCTATCAAAAGTATCATAATACCAATACCAAACTCTATTACGATGTCGTCTCATATTACCAAAATCAAATTTACCTCCAGGAACGTTCATTAAGTGAATTGCTTTTTTTCCTTCAGGTAATGCCGTAACTCTATATGTTAAATCGCCGGTAATAATTCTTCTTTTAATACTAATGTCTGACATTCTTAATAATATATCAAATGCGGGGGTAACAAAATAATTACCCGATGTGCCCATTTGTGAAAAACCGGCACCACCACCTAAACCAATACCACCCATACCACCAAATCCACCCATTAATGGATCGAAGTAAGCCGCATCTAATTCTGAACGAGAAAACCAAAGAAGTTCATTTAGTTCTCTACCTGCAGGTATTTCATAAATTTGTTGGTTATCGACTAATTCAATATAATCTTTTTTCAATACCGAATCACCACCGGCTTGTAGTCCTACAATTTTAGAATATGCATATGTGTATTGTGTTTCCCAATCCATACTACGAGTAGTTAATGCTCTTGTAATTGATTGTTCATCAAGATTTAAACCATATACTGAAGTCCATTGAGATTCAATTAACCAATCTTGCACATGTTGTTCATAATCCTCAATAGATAATTCTAATAATGAGTCAAGCATTTCATCTTCCAATTCAACACTACGTAAAGGGGCGCCTAAAAGATTTCGTATTCTTTTATATAATTTACTTCTCTCTGGTTCGTTGATAATTACAATAGACATAAGATATTTTATATATAAATATCTGCTAATTAAAAAGGATTAATTATTTTTTGGATTGGGAAACAAATGTTTCAGTAACAAAGTCCCAATTAACGACTTTCCAAAAATTTCTAATGTATTCGTCTCTTTTGTTTTTATATTTAAGATAGTATGCGTGTTCCCATACATCCAAACCTAATAATGGATATCCATTTTCTTTTTCTGTATTCATTAATGGGTTATCTTGGTTTGCTGTTGTTATAATTTTTAATCTATTATTTTTAGTTAAAATTAACCAAACCCATCCTGAACCAAATCTTAATTTACCTTCTTCTTCAAATTTTTCTTTAAATTTTTCAAAAGACCCAAATTCTTTTTTTATTTTTGAAAGTAACGGATCCTTTAGTGTTTGTTTTTTTGGTGACATCATTTTCCAAAATAATGCGTGATTAAAAGCCCCACCACCATTATTTTTAACAACCTGATTGAATTTTGAAATTTTTTCAATTATTTCTTCCAATTCCAAATCAGGACCTTTAACCTTTTCTAATTCAACATTTAATTTTTCAACATACGTCTTGTAGTGTTTTTTGTAGTGAGTTTCCATAGTTTCACTATCAATAAAACTACTTAACGAATCGTATTCATAAGGTAGTTTATCTATACTTATTTTTTTAATCTCACTTATAATATTTTTTTTGGATGTTGACTCAAGGTTTAATTTAAGTTCTATTGAATTAATTCTTTCTTGAAAAGACTTGTGTTTTGTTGGTTTGCCCCCTACATATTTAACTTCCATAACATATAAATATCATCTACCTTTAGAAATTAATTTTAACATTTCCTCAATTGTTGATGCGTCATCCATCATATCATCACCCATAACGGTTGATATGATTTTTTTCTTTCTATTTAGTATATCATAAATGGCCCCTTCAATTGTGTTTTCAAACAAAGGATAATAAACTGAAGTTGAATTTTTTTGTCCAATTCTATGTGAACGGTCTTCTGCTTGGGCATGTTCTGCAGGTACAAATGATAGGTCATTCATAATCACGGCTTCGGCTGCCGTTAATGTTAAACCAACCCCCGCAGCTTTTAGATTACCAACAAACACCATTATTTTGTCATTTGTTTGGAACTCATCCACCGAGTTTTGACGATGAGGTTTTGAACAACTACCATCCAAATAAACTGCAGATTTTCCAAAATGTTGATAAATTTGTTGTAGAGTATCTGTAAAGTTTGTAAAAATAATAACTTTCTTACCTTGTTCAATAATGTTTTCCGCTAACTCAATAGTATTATTAACTTTTTCTTGTGCGATTACTTTTCTAACTTTCATTAACTTACCAAATTGAATTGTTAATGAATTAGATTCTTCGGGGTTTTGTTCGTACCAATCATAGTATTCACCCATGAGCTCTTCATAGTCTTTAGATGCCAACCTTAAATAAACAGGTGTTATTATTTTTTCAGGTAAATCTAATACCTCTTCTTTTAATCTTCTAAGAATGTGTGTTTGAGTTCGTTCTCTTAGTTCGTCCAAGTTTGTTGCTCCTTGAACATTCCAAATCTTTCTTCTACCAACATTAAATTGAAACCCATTACAATATCTTATGGCATAAGCCATCCAATTTGCGGCAACAGGACTTTCAACGATATTTAATAAGTTATAATAATTCATTGGTCTTGATGTCATTGGCGTTCCCGATAATAACCAAACTCTTTCTATTTTGGATATGATATCATTTACAATCTTAGTTCTATTTGCTTGTGGATTTGAAATCATATGTGCCTCATCCATAATAACAAGGTCAAACTTTGATTTTAAAATAGTTGAGTCATCTTTTTTTTTAATATCGTGGAAATTTTTTAAAATGTCGTAATTAATAATAACAAAATCATGTTTATCTGAAAATTTCTTACCTTCTGCAATATAAACAGGTCTATCTGAATAATTTTCAATTTCACGTTGCCAATTAATTTTTAAAGATGCGGGACAAACAATCAATATTTTTTTTGCTCCCGTTTCTAATGCTGCAATAATTGTTGCGGTTGTTTTGCCTAACCCCATATCATCAGCCAAAATAAACTTTTTGTTCCCAACTAACTTTTCAATCGCCTCAAGTTGGTGTGTCATTGGCATTCTATGTTGGTACTTACTATAATCGATAACAATATTTTTTACTTCGTTATCTTTAATGATTGCTGATTTTGGCATCCAAAAATCATAAGTTGTGTCCCCTGAGAATATTTTACCCCAAATGTGATAAGATTTATCTTTTTCTACCAAAAGTTTTTCAACATAAATTTCTTTTGGTTCTTTGGTGTACATCTTATCTTCCATTAACTTTTTGCCAAAGTATGAATCTAACTTAACCCATTTTTTGGCAACTTTTGGTTGTACCTCATGATAATTAATAATATAGTCGGATTGTGGTCTTGTGGGGATAAAAGACTTGCTATTTTGTTTTTTGTGTTTTAAATTTAGGATGTAGTTATTTGACCCTACATAATTGTCTAAAATTAAAAGGGCTTTGGACTCAGGTGTTTTTGATACGACATCTTCCATTATTATATAAATAATAATAAAATAAAAGAAAAAATCAATCAAAGTATTTATAGGTATGGCAGATAATAAAGTTCCAATTACTCGTTTAGGTAAGTTTTTTTCAGAACAAGATTTTGATTTGGACATTTCTATGGGTGACGAATGGTTAGGTGGGGATATGAACTTCACTTTAGTTTTATATCGTGTAGATAGACAAAGAACCGTTAATGATGATGTTTATGGTGAAGCGTTAGAAGATGGTATACAATTTTTGGCTCCCGTCGAATTTAAAGGATATGTTCAAATTGAACAACCGGCTAATGCTGATTATGGTGCATCTAAAATTTCACAAACAGAACCAGGAAACATTAAAGTTGGTGTTTACCAAAAACAATTGGATGAATTGGGGATTCAAATTTCCTATGGTGATTATATTGGTTATTATGAAACGGAAACAAGAGTTAGATATTATAGTGTAGTAAATGATGGTCGTGTAGTATCGGATAATAAACACACATATGGTGGTTATAAACCATTTTATCGTTCTATTATTGGAGCACCTGTCAACGACAATGAATTTAGAGGAATATAAGTATGGCATTACCTAAAAAAATAAAAAACTATTTACCGTTAACACCTGAAAAGGTTGGTCGAGAAAGAAGACAACAGATGTTGGATGATATAACCGAACATGGCACTTTTTTACCTAAAGGTGTTTTACATGCAGATTTAGATAGGGGTATGTTAGATTTTGTTAAAGATACTCTACTATTAGTTGTAGATGAAAAAACGGTACCAACAATAGATAAAATAATAACAAACCAAAACTGGTCACAATTTGTTGAGTCTTGGAATTTTCAAGATTTAGATAGTAATGTTTCATTACCCTTTATTGCGACGGTAAGAATGCCAGAAGTTAAATATGGAACATTTCAAGGAGGTGCTGCAAATATACCTAATAGAAGACAATTCTTTTATTATACCGTACCAACATGGGACGGACAAAGAAAAGGTGCTGATGTTTATAAAATACCACAACCAATTCCCGTTGATATAACATTTAATATAAAATTATTCTGTAATAGAATGAGAGAGTTAAATGAGTTCAATAAGATTGTTATGCAGACTTTTACATCAAAACAGGCGTATACACAAATTAAAGGGCACTTTATTCCAATAACTTTGGATAGTGTTGCTGATGAATCAGCAAAAGATTTAGAAAAAAGAAAATATTATATTGCAAATTATACTTTTGTCATGAAAGGTTTATTAATTGATGAAGAAGAGTTTCAAATTTCACCGGCAATTACAAGACAGGTAACTATGTTTGAAGTGGACACAAAAACAAGAGGAAGAAAAGTTACACCACAACCACCAAGACCAAATAGTTTTGATTTAGATTTAACTTTTGTTAGTGGAGTAACACAATTAAGTGAGGTTTTTAGGTATACTGCAGATTTAAAAGTTACTGAACAACAAAACCTAACCAATTGTTATAATGCGACTTACACCGCAATTACAAATACAAATTTAACTTATACTAATTGTTCTGGTACCGTAGTAACATCCGCATTAACAACAGGTAATACAAACACGATATGTGTTAAAGGAGGTACCGTACCGTCTTTTTCAAATGTGACAGGTGCCACGTACAACACTGGTTTATCTTGTGCCACAGGGTATTCGGTTTATATTAATGGTAACTACGTTGGAGATGATTTAGAATTGATACAAATAAATGATGGTGACACTTTATCGGTAACGGTGTATAAAAATGATAACACAAAAACTTCAACAATAAAAACAACCGCATACTTGGTTTAATTATTCTCCGTATAGGTCTTTTTTCTTCTCACAATTTTTTTTAATAAGATTTTCTAAAAACTTATACATTTTAAGTCCGTTATCTTCACAATACTTTTTTAATAGTTCGTGACTTTCTTCCGATATTTTTAAGTTTTTTATTTTTTTCATAGTGTGAAATTATATAGGCAGAAAAAAGGTAGAATTTTTTCTTACCTTTTGATAAATATTACGCTAGGGGAAAGTTTTTTGTGTTTTAACAAGGTATTTATATAATAAAATAAAAATTTAAATACTAATTAAAACATGGCATCATCTAACAAAGTTTTTGTTTCACCTGGAGTTTATACATCCGAAAGAGACTTAACGTTTGTTGCACAGAGTGTGGGTGTAACAACATTGGGAGTTGTAGGGGAAACGCTACAAGGACCAGCTTTCGAACCAATTTTTATTACAAATTTTGACGAATTCCAAGTCTATTTTGGAGGAACTAGTCCTGAAAAATTTGTAAACACACAAATACCTAAATATGAATTAGGATATATTACTAAAGCATATTTACAACAATCAAATCAATTGTTTGTTACAAGAGTACTTGGATTGTCAGGTTACGATGCGGGACCATCTTGGTCTATTACAACAATCGCTAATGTTAATCCGGCAACTATTGCTGCTACAGGTAATACCGGCCCTGTTTATGTTTTATTTACGGGAACAACAGGTACAAGTGCAAACGTAACACTTACTAGTGTAGACTCATCATTAAATGTTAATGGTAATTTTTATAATACTTATACGGAATTTAATGGAGGAACATCAACAATCAATGATGATTTAACAACATATTTATCTAACCAAATTAATTTGGCTGGTACGGCAGGAACAGGAACAACCTCAACTTTTTGGGGTATTGTTAGTGGTGGTACATTTAATCTTATCACAGGTGGGTCTGTAAATACAGTGACCGCGTTTACTGAAAACTTTGGGGTAACATCGGCAAGTGGAGGAACATTAAACCCAACAACTAGTTCAACTAGTGGTCTTAATGATGCTTGGTTCTATGGTTTATTTAATTACCAAAACGTAGCGACTAATTATTATTATGGACAAGGTTTTGGTTGTTCGTTAGGATCTTTATCAGGTGCAGGTGGAAACTACTCAGGTTCTGCTAAATTTTACATTACTAACTATTCAGGTACACCTTACACGGCGTACGACGAATTAGTAGTAGCAACATTAAGATCTCGAGGTATAACAAATTACAACTCAACACAACACGGACCAAGTTATGAAGTTACAGGTTTAACCGATGTTAATATGATTTGTACAGGAGCATATTCGGCGGTAACTAAAAACCCATTCTCACCATTCTCAATTTCAGGGGTTAGTTACGATGGAGATGTTTTTGAATTTGAGACATCAATGCAATCAACAGATACAAAATTCATTAGAAAAGTGTTTGGTGGAAGTAACTTTGGTAAAAACAGAACAGAGGTTCCATTATTTGTTGAAGAAACATACTCAAGTTTATTATTAACTGGTTATCGAGCGGGCCAAATTAGAGGGTTAAATTGTAATTTAATTGAACTAGACAGTGCAGAATCATTAGATACTGATTCAATTGGTTTTTATTTAGAACAATATCAAACACCTGAAACTCCTTTTATGGTTTCAGAACTTAGAGGTAACACAGTTTATAAATTATTTAAATTTGTTCTTATATCTGATGGTAATAATGCTAACACTCAAGTTAAAATGTCTATTGGTAATATTTCATTTAATAATGGAACATTTGATGTGTTTATTCGTGATTTCTTTGATAATGACCAAAATGTAAGAGTTATTGAAAGTTTCACAAATTGTTCTATGGATCCAACAAATAACAATTATGTAGCTAATAAAATTGGAACATCAAACGGTGAATATCAAGTTAAATCTAAATACGTAATGTTAGAGATGAACGATGAGGCACCAATTGACGCATTACCTTGTGGATTTGAAGGATACATTTCAAGAGAATATGCAAACGCAACTCCGCCATATGTAAATTATAAAACTAAATATTACACGGCAGGTGAAACTATTTATAACCCACCTTTTGGTTCATCTAACGGTGGTGATAATCCAGTTATATCAAGTGGTGAAAATGTAAGAAAAGCGTATTTAGGTATTTCTAATATTACAGGTTTTGATTACGACTTCTTCCAATACAAAGGAAAACAATTACCAGCTAACATTGCGACTGATACTACAGGTATGGCTTGGGGTTATTTAACTAAAGGGTTCCACATGGATAGTGGAGCAACAGTTGTAACAATCACTAATGGTTATGCAACATCAGGACAATCAGCATTTGAAGTTGGTGTTGGGTCATTTAATTCTGAACCAACAGATAGTGAAAATCCTTACTACAGATTGAATACTCGTAAATTCACAGTACTCGCTTACGGTGGATTTGACGGATGGGATATCTATAGAGAATATAGAACAAATGCTGACACATTCGCATTAGGTCAAACAGGGTTTAAAAACGGAGCGGCAGCATCAGTAACATACCCAACAGCAACAGGATGGGGAGCATTCAAAGCGATTTCAGGACCTAACCAAGAAAGTTGGGCAAATACTGACTACTACGCATACAAATGGGGTCAGTCAACTTTTGCAAACCCTGAAGCAACAAACATCAATATATTTGCAACGCCAGGTATTGATTATGTAAATAACTCAAACTTGGTTGAAGATGCTATTGATATGATTGAAACAGAAAGAGCGGATTCAATCTACATTGCAACAACCCCTGACTTTAATTTGTTCTTACCGTCATATCAAGATATTGAAGAAGGTTTAATTTATCCTCAAGAAGTTGTTGATAATTTAGAAAACACTGGAATTGACTCTAACTACACCGCAACTTATTACCCTTGGGTATTAACGAGAGATGCTGTTAACAACACACAAATCTATATTCCACCAACATCTGAAGTTGTTAAAAATTTAGCTTTGACTGATAACATAGCATTCCCTTGGTTTGCATCTGCAGGTTACACAAGAGGTTTAGTAAATGCAATTAGAGCAAGACGTAAGTTAACACAAGACGATAGAGATACTTTATACAAGGGTAGAATTAACCCAATTGCAACCTTCTCTGATGTTGGTACCGTAATTTGGGGTAACAAAACAATGCAAATTAAAGAATCTGCACTTGACAGAATCAACGTTAGAAGATTGTTGTTACAAGCTCGTAAATTGATTTCAGCGGTAGCGGTTAGATTATTGTTTGAACAAAACGACAACAAAGTTAGACAAGACTTCTTGGATTCTGTTAACCCAATTTTGGATTCAATTAGAAGAGATAGAGGTTTAATTGACTTCCGTGTAACGGTTTCAAACACACCTGAAGATTTAGATTCAAATACTTTAACAGGTAAAATCTTCTTGAAACCAACAAGAGCGTTAGAATATATAGACATCGAGTTTGTGATTACACCGACTGGGGCATCTTTTGATGACGTATAATAAAAAACAATAAAAAAATAGAGTGGGGGGTAGAAATATCCCCCATTATATATTTATAGAAAAAGAAAACCATGAAAATTGAAAAAAAATTAATCAAAGAATCTTTAGGGTATACCCAACAAGGTAAAAAAACGTTTTCTAATAAAAAACAAAACATTATCATTACTGAGGCTCAGTTAGAAAAATTATTAGAAAAACTTAAAAAGTAATGAACATTAGAAAACACGTTTTTAATTATCTTAATAAGACTAATTTAAATGAAGGTTTCACAGATGAGGGTAGACCTGATACAAAATATTATGCATTCGATTGGGATGATAATATTTTATTTATGCCTACCTCAATTATTTTATTGTCTGATAAAGACGATGAGGTCCCAATGTCTACTGAAGACTTTGCTGAACACAGGCAACAGATAGGTAAAGAACCCTTTAATTATAAGGGGACCGCTATTGTAGATTTTGCACCTAATCCATTTAGAAACTTCAGGTCAGAAGGTGATAAGAGATTTGTGTTAGACTCTATGTTAGCTCAACCAGGACCTTCATGGAACGATTTTGTAGAGTGTATTAACGGGGGCTCAATATTTGCAATCATTACGGCTAGAGGACACAACCCAAAGACGTTAAGAGAAGCGGTATATAATCTTATTATGGGTAATCATTTAGGTATTAATAGTAAGACATTATCGACTAATCTTAAAAGGTATCGTAATTTAGGTGGTGATGTTAATGTAGACGGTAAAACCATCACAACCCTTACAAAGAACGAATTAAATGAATATTTGAATTTGTGTCGTTTTGAACCTGTTACTTTTGGTGACGGAGATGCTTCAAATCCTGAAGAAGGAAAAATTAAAGCGATGAGAAACTTTATTGGTTATTGTAAAGAAATGGCTCAAGAAATTGGGGAAAAAGCTTTTTTCAAGAATGATATAGTAAATAATGAAATTGAACCTATAATTGGATTTTCAGATGATGATGAAAGAAATATAGAAAAGATGAAAGGATTTTTAGAAAAAGAGTATGAAAAAAATCCAGTTAAAACATATTTAACTAAAGGAGGTAATAAAAAAGAAGTTTAATAATTATTAATTCCGGTTCTAGTTAAAGAATATTCGAAATAAAAATGGAAGTAAATAGAAAAAAAATAAATACGATATATTTATTAGAAAAATAAAAGAAATTTAAATACACACAATATGGCTGATTTATTAATGAAAATGCCCTTTCAGTATGAACCAAAAAGAAAAAATAGGTTTATAATCACTTTCCCTTCTTCTTTGGGAATCAATTCTTGGTATGTGGAATCCACAACAAGACCAAAAATCGAAATCAAAGAGGTTGAAATACCATTCTTAAATACATCAACATATGTTGCTGGTCGTTTTAATTGGGGAGCAATTGACGTTACTTTTCGTGACCCAATTGGACCTTCAGCCGCTCAAGCACTTATGGAGTGGGTTCGTTTACATGCTGAATCCGTTACAGGTCGTATGGGTTATGCTGCAGGTTATAAGAAAGATGTTGATTTAGAAATGTTGGACCCAACAGGTGTGGCCGTTGAAAAGTGGATATTACAAGGTTGTTTTTTAACAAACGTAGATTTTGATTCATTAGGATATAGTGAAGACGGATTAATTACAGTTAAAGCGACACTTAGACCTGATAGATGTATCTTGGTATACTAAAATAAAAATAAAATATTTTCTAATCCCATCTATAATAGGTGGGATTTTTTATTTACTAAGAGTTTTAATCGTTTATTTTTTAATAAAAAACAATTATGGATCAATCTGCACAATACGGACAAATGGACTTTAACCTACCACACGATGTGGTTTCTTTACCGTCCAAAGGAATATTTTATAAACCAAAAAAAGAATCGTTAAAAGTTGGGTTTTTAACCGCTTCGGATGAAAATTTGTTAATGTCTCAAAATATTGCAAAAGATGGTTTAATATATAACCTTTTAAAAAATAAAATTTATGAACCTGGGTTTGACGTTAATAGTATGATTGATGTTGATGTTCAAGCGGTATTAATCTTTTTGAGAAATACGTCATTTGGAGGTGAATATAATTATACCTTTATTGACCCAAAAACTAACATACAATTTGAAACAACAATATTAATAGATGAATTAAATTATATTAAACCATTACATGAAGCAAATGAACAAGGGTATTTTAGTTTTATGTTGCCTAAGAGTAAAAAAAACGTTAAGGTTAGGTTGTTGACTTTAGGGGACCAAAGAGATTTAGATAAATTAGAGAGTCAATACCCAAGCGGGTTAATTGCTCCTGTGGTTACCAAAAGATTAGAAAAACATATAATTGAAATTGAAGGTGAAACCGATAGGATGAAAATTAGTGAGTTTATTAATCAAATGCCCATATCCGATTCTAAAGATTTAAGAAAATTTTTAAAAGATTGTGAACCAAAAATAGATTTAAATAAAACTGTAGTAGCCCCGTCAGGAGAAAAGATAACATTTGATGTTGCCTTTGGGGCTGAATTTTTTCGTCCTTTCTTCTCAATATAAAAAACATCTATTGGATGAGATGTATTATTTGGCAAAACATTGTCATTTTTCATATAGTGACATTATGATTATGCCAACATTTGAACGTAAGTATTTTATTGAAAAACTAATAGAAGAAACGCAGAAAACATAATCAAATTATATTTATTAAATAAAAAATATGTTTTTTGGAGGAAGTCAAGTTAACACCCAAGGAAATGCGTCAACTAGTGATCCATATTCACAAGGTCAAGGTTTTGGGGATCAAATAAAAGATTTAGGAACGGCATTTAAGGATTACGTTTTTAGTGCCACGGAATTATTAAAACCGATGGAAAATGCTGTTAAGGCGTTTACCCATATGGAAGATTCCGCGTTAGCCATTCAAAAAAGTATGGGTGGGTTTGCTTATTCATACATAAATGCCCAAGGTAAACTTATTGAAAACACTTCCGAACTTAGAAATAAGTTAATGGATACATTTACACTCACTCAAGATATAGGGGCAACTTTTGAAGACGCCGCTAAATCTATGAGCGCATTAGCTGCAGGTATGGGTAGAATGGTTAACCCAAGTGTTGACGTTTTAACTTCTATGGTTGAGTTATCACAAAGTACCGGATTGTCAAATGAGGAGGTTGGTGAGATGGTAACTAGTATGGTTAGGTTTAACGGTAACCAAAAAGAAGCGACAACAATGATGAGTAGCTTGGCACTGGAAGCAAGAAAAGTTGGTTTAAATACTAAGGGTTACATGAAAGAAGTTTCTAGTAATATGAAACTTATGAATGGTTTTGGTTTTAAAACGGGTATCGAAGGGGTTAAGTCGATGGCTAAAGAGGCGTTACTTTTAAGATCATCAATAGAAAAAATAGGGGCAGCAAAATTCCAAGCAAAGATTTTAACACCTGAAGGGGCTATTCAAGCTGCCGCAGGTATGCAAATGTTAGGTGGAGCTATGGGTAAATTAAGTGACCCGTTTCAATTGATGCATATGGCTCAAACAGATATGGCTGGATTACAAAAAGAATTAGTTAATGCGACTAAATCTTCATTTGCATTTAATAAGGCCACCGGTGGGTTTGAGGCCTCAACCCAAGATTTGTATAAATTAAGAGAACAAGCAGATATAACTGGAGCTAATTTTGACGAATTAGTGGAGGCGGGAAGAGAAGCAGCTAAAATGGATTTTATATCATCTAAATTTGATCTTAGTGGTTTAGACGATTCGTCTAAAGGTGTTTTGGCGAGTTTGGCTCAAATAGATAAAAGTGGAAAAGTTACTGTAGATTTACCTGGTTATGAAGAGGGTAATCAAAGTTTAGAAGACATGATGAAAGACCCTGAATTTGTTAAAAAATTAAAAGAATATAATGACCAATCACTACTTAGTGAGAAACAAATTGCTCAAGCGCAGATGTCATTAACCGAAACTCAAGCAAAAGATGTGAATATTATTAAAAATGCGGTTGTTTTAGGGTTAGATAAAAATCAAAGAGCAAGTTTAGAGGAAACTATTAGAGAAAGTAATAACACGGCAAAATCGGCATTAACGGAAGCTAGTAAAGATATTGGTAAAGAAGTTGGTGCGACTATGATTCCAGCAATTAGTGCGTTAGGTACGGGATTTAATACTGCAATAAATCAAACGACAGGGTATGGTAACCCTGAAGACCCTTTGAAACAAGGGGCAATAAAAGGGGTAATTAGAAACACAGGTGCAGCTATTAGTAATACAATAACTGGTGCAACTCCAACAATAAGTGGTAATGATATGTTTTTAAGTTCGTCAGGAAGGGCCCCCCAACTAATGTCTGAAGGTACGCTTTATAAGGGTATTGTAGGTGATGATGTTGCTATTGGTACAAATCTTACAGAGGCATTTAATAAATCTGGCAAATTAAATGAAATTATGTCAAGTATGGCCTCAACAAATAATACGGGTGGTGGTAATGCGTCTGTTGATGGTAAAATAGATATCAATATTAACGTAACGGGTGCGGTATCGGGAGATAAGGCTGGTGACGTTGAAAAAATGTTTAGTGACCCAAGAATACAAAAACAACTAATGGATACCGTTCTTTATAAACTTGATAGTTATAAAAGACAACAAGGTGTTCTTTCTAAATGAAAAAACAATAAATAATCTATTTATGATAAAAAGACTAAATGGAAAGTCCACTATCATTTAATTCGTCAGAAAACTTTAGAAAAAAACTATTGGTACGTAATCTACCTGCTTACAAAGTGGATGGTGTGTTCAGTAGTGGTGATAAGCCTGCTGCCGACGAATTTAGAATTTTAGACTATTCTATAGTTGATTCAGTTCCCGTAGAAGTTATTGGAGACCAACAGGAGAGATTAATATACCCAATCAATCAATATGGTCCTGAAAACAAAAATTCTTACGGAGACATGGTTAAAATCAATATTAACCGTAATTACAAAACAAATGAAGGTGAATATGGTTTTGCCGACACATTTAAAAGTGATTTAGAATTAATTGGAAACAACTCTGAATTACAAAATATTGTAAAAAATGTTTATAAACCACAAAATAATAGAGCCGATTACGGTGATAGTGTTTATTATATTAATAATGATAAAACTATAAACACCGTTGGAAGTGGAGAATATACGATTGTCGACACATTTAATAGTAATTTATTTCAAATAGGTAATAATAGTGAGGTCGAACACAAAGTATTAAACAAATACAAACCAAGTAGTGGTACTTTTGGTGGATTTGGTGATACAAAATATGAAATCAATGATGTTTTAACTTTACCATCAAGTTTCCGTCAAATTTTTGGATATGGTATTACTTATACGGATAATAGTGAGTTAGAACAAGTTGGTAATACTCAAGAAGCGGTATTAATAACAAAAAACAAATATTCACCAGAAAATTCAAATCAATATGGTGATACAAAATATAGTATTAATAATGATTTAATACTTGGTTCAAATCAAGGTGAATACGATTATGGTGATACTATTGGTGATGAATTAGAACTTAAAGGTGTTAGTATTAGGCCAACATTATTTACTAATAATCAGTATCGTCCTGAAGGTGGACAAAGTGTTTTTGAGGTTGAACCTTACAGAATACAAAAAAATCTTATTATTGGTTCAGGAAACTACGATTACTCTGATACTATCGGTAGTGATTTAGAGTTTGAAGGTAAAGCAGATAGACCAATATTAATTGCGTCAAATCAGTATGGTCCCGATAACCCTATTAAGGGAGAAGCACCAATTAATAGAAATTTACAAACAAAATCTAATGAGGGTGAATATGGGTACCCCGATACTGTTAGTAGTGAGTTAGAAGTGGTTGGTGTTGACGAAAGAAAACCAACATTTTTACAAAATCCTTGGGGACCTGAAGGTAATCAAAGTAGTGAAGAAGTTGACCCATATAGAAAACTTAAAAATTTAACTATTAATCAAGGTAATTACGACGTTACCGATACCAATCAAAATGAATTGGAGTTTGTGGGTGGTGTAAAAGAAACTGAGGCATATGTTAAAAACAAATATGTAACAGGTAATGGTGACTATGAGGTTTTAACCATTAAGGATATTCAATATACAACGACAGGTTTACCATACGCAAATTCAGATTCAACTTTTGTTTTTATTCCTTCTACCTATACGCCAGTAAACATATTATTAAGTGATAATCCTAATGGTTCTGATGGTAGTCTTTCTCAAGATTCACAATTGGCCGCTTTAGGGGCTAAACAATTACAAAAAGAATTTAAACATAGGGTTGCATTAGAACTTCTACAACAAACGTTAGGTAGGGTTAATTTACTAAATTCTAATGTAAACCCCGATACTGGTGAGGTTTCAGCAAAACCTAATTTAGACCCGTTTAACGCTATTGGTTTACTAACAGGGAACATTCCAATAATTGCAAGAAACTATTCAATAACTAACCCCGATTTATTTTTAGGTCAAGCAATTAATTTTGCCGCTAAACTTGCCGGAACATATTCTCCTTACTCGTATATCCCTGGTGAGTATTTTGATTATCCTAATAGTAAAGGTAATGGTCCATTTAAAAATCCACTATCTTTAGTTGGTGGTGCGTTGGGGGCGTTATTTAGTGTCTTACAACCAGCAAATCAATCGTCTTCTGAGTTATTGGTTGAATATACGTCTGTGGCGACAAGAAGTCTTTTATATGACCAAATAAGATATAACCCTTATAGACCTAACTATAAAATTGGTAATAATTTATTGGCACCTAAGGGGGTGTTCTATGTTGGTGATAGAAAAAATTCAATAACAGAATCGATTTCACCATTTGAACAATTACCATTAAATAAAGATGGAAGTGGGTCAAGTAATGGTCCTGTATTGTCTTATGGTAATGTTGGTAAACTTTATGAAAGTGACCAATTAACCGGGTCCTTATTTGGTTTAAATACACGAAACTTTTATAGTTCAGGGGCTAAAGACACAAGTACATGGGCATCTGTTAATATTGTTGGTGGATTAACTTGGGTGTCTAAAATGGGTAAGGGTAGTAAAAACTATACCTTACCTGGTAAATTACAAGGTAGAGGTGGAGTTGATTTTACTGACGAATCTGATTTTAATTTTGATAGAATATCAAGTGGATACGACCCAAGTCAATCAACAAAATATGAATTTACACCAGGGTCTATTTTAGATGTTACTCAAAAATTAGTAGATGCTGGTAATCAATCACCAAACAAATTAGAACATGTTGGTAATGCAATCAATCAAGTATCTAAAGTATTTAACGACGGGTATCAAGAATTAACAAAAGGTTCAAGGGTAATACGTTATACTACAAAAAATTCTGTACCAGGTGGTGCGGTCGAAGGTCTTGAATATTGTCGAGTATTCACAAAAGATAGACCTTATTACACGTTTGATGAATTACAAAAACCTGACGGAAATATTAGAAAATATACAAATTCAGTTTTAGATAGTACATTTAATTTAAATATTGCACCAATGGGTGGTGTCGACTCTACCAATATTAAAAATGGTAAGGTTAAAAAATATATGCTTTCTTTAGAAAATCTTTCTTGGAGAACATCGAACAGGCCTGGTTATACATATGAAGATTTACCTGATTGTGAAAAAGGACCAAATGGTGGTCGTATAATGTGGTTTCCACCTTATGATTTAACTTTTGATGAAAGTATAAATACTAGTTGGAAAGATAATACATTTTTAGGTAGACCCGAACCAATATATACATATTCAAATACATCAAGAAAAGGTAATATAAGTTTTAAAGTAATTGTTGATCACCCATCAATTATGAATGTATTAGTTAATAAAGAATTAGAAAACGAATCATCAAATGAGACTATAAATCAAGTTATTGATTCATTTTTTGCCGGATGTACTAAATATGATTTATACGATTTAGTTAAGAAATTCCCGATGTTTACCCCAAATGACGTATATGAGGTTCAACTTTTAAATACTCCTGAAGATGTGGAAACATTTACAGAAACGTTACCTAATAACATTGTTGAACAGGAAGTGGAAACATTTACTGCTCCAACAATTACCACAACGGAGTCAGCACCATGTACTGAATGGAAAATTAATGTTGGTTTGGTAACGACAGATATATCGTACACCGATTGTTCGGGAACTCTTGTTACATTAACTGGGTTAACGTCAACAGCAACAACCATTTGTGTTAAAAGTACGACAACACCTAGCTTTACAACACCGGACGCAACAAATACAGTAACAAACACAACAACCCCTTGTTCGACACCACCAACAGTAACCTCAACTCCGCCTGAGACCACTGAAGCACCAATTGATGACCAATTTCCTGAGGTTGGGTTCTATTTCCATAATGATTTTCCTGACCCAAATGACAATAGGGTTACAGCGTCAAATGACTATAATTTTTGGTTAACAAAATATAAAGAATTAAAAACTAAATATTTAACTACGGGTGGTAGTGATGGTACTAGAAATTTTGGTAAGGCAAGAAATAAAATAATTAAATATGGTGACGCAGGATATGTTGATTACACAAATTTTGTTTTAAGTGGAAGTTCTGAGTTAAAAATTAAATATTTAGATGCATATGTTGATACAAGAATAGTTAAGGTAGATGAGTTCTTTACGTTTATTAATAGTGAGTTTGAAGAAGCAAAAAGGTTCATTAAAAAAATATCAGAAGCGTTAGATGCTGGAGAAACGGTTTCTTTTGACCTTTTGGGGTCTGCGTCGGCGATTACTGATGAAGCATATAATATTAATTTATCAAAAAGGAGAATTGATTCGGTTATGCAATGGATTTTTAAACAAGTAACTCCAAATGGAAAAAAACTTGTAGACTTTACTACGGGTGCTAATAAAAAATTAATTATTACTACAAAGGCCACTGGAGAAGGTGGGCCTTTAATTGAAGAGACATATTCTGCAATTAATTGTAATAAAAATTATGTAAGTAATAGTAATGAGGGTACTGTATCGGTAAACGCTATGGCATGTCGTAGAGCGAGAATTATTAAAACTTTCATCAGTAATAATAACACCGCAACACCAACAACAACAGTCACAACAGAAACATCACCAACAAATAATGATGGTACTACTAGTGCTATAGATCCGGCACCACAAAATAACTCTTCCGGAGTAGAAACCAAACCTGTAAACACTGTAACAGAAACTCCAGCATTTGTTAATCAAGCACAAACAGGAAAAACCGAAACCAATATTGATCCACCAAGTTCTTCATTAACAAAACCACCGGCCGGTAAGGTGGCACCTAAAAGAAGGGCGGACTTAACTAAAAGGTTGGCGAGAAAATTACTCACAGAGTGTAATTATTTTGAGATGGTTAAAAGAGAGAATCCAATGATATATGATGGCATAAAAAGTAAAATTAAACACTTCCATCCTGTGTTCCACTCAATCACACCTGAAGGTTTGAATGCAAGGTTAACATTTTTACAACAATGTATGAGACCTGGTGATACTATCCCTACGGTTTCTATGGATGGTAATAATACTAAGTTGATATATAATGATGTAACTAATAGTGTGTTTGGTGCTCCTCCTATATGTGTTCTAAGGGTTGGAGACTTTTTCCATACTAAAATTGTGATAGACTCTTTAAGTATTGGATATGAAGACGGTAGATTTGATTTAAATCCTGAAGGTATTGGAGTACAACCGATGATTGCTGATGTTAAACTTGGTTTTAATTTTATTGGTGGACACGGGTTAGCCGGACCTATTGCCTCATTACAAAACGCGTTATCGTTTAATTATTACGCAAATACTGAAATGTATGATGAAAGGGCGGAATCAACTGAAGATGTTACGTCACAATATGATGCTGAATTATTTGAATCTATTAAAAATGAAGTTGGTGTAATTGAGTCTGATGATAATAGGGAAAACACGACAAATGGTGGTGTTCCTATTGGTGTTCCCATTACAACTAATTTGGACGCTAATAATCTTAATTTAGTTTCTGGAACTATTAGTTATACAGATATAATGAAACAATTAATTGATAGTACTAAATCTAGTTTAACAACAACAATAGATACGCTTGAAAAAATTAATAATGAATTTTTACTTGGTGGTTTACAAATATTTACAAAAGATAAAAAATATGTTGATGGTTATATTGGTGTCGGAACTACAGATAATGTTAAGATATTTGGTAAATCGTCCAAAACACAAGAAAAAGTTGAAAATTTAGTGAAATTGGCTAACAAAGATGTTGATGATAATACTTGTCCTTTATTAGATGGTTTAGAACTTGAAGACTTAGCGAATCCACAAAAAAGAAAAATTAAAAAACACATACAAACATTAATTGATAATAAGTCGCCACTATTAATTGGGGAATTGAACAATTACTCAACACAAATATCTAACGAAGAACTTAAATTAATTAACATTATAGA